CCATCTCAAACTCCTTGTGCAGCTTGAGCTGCTTGGTATGCAATTACAACATCCGCTGTGTGCGTTGCAGCACAGATAGCCTGAACACGATCCGCTTCTGCGCTGTAATCATCGCCTGGAGCGACAACGTGACGATGAAACGATCCGCTGATCTGTTCACCATCTTCCATGATGGATGTACGAGTTCGTACTTGAACGCATCCGTTCTCAATAACTTCGATGCGATCAACAATCATTTCTTTAGTAATAGCCATAACAACCTCCGGTTGAAATCAAGATTTAACTGCTTTTGGATCGTCTGCTAAATACAAACCGCCATCCCATCCAATTACCGTTTCGGCATCATCTTCTATTGCGTCAATTGGTAACGGGTTGCGCTGTTCTCCTGCGCTATCAATGTCGTAATCCCAATCACCAATGTTTATACAAACACCATTTTTATCACGATATATTTTCATTTAGACACCCACCCTGTATTTCCAGTTCCAGATTCTTTAATATATAGCGTAGAGCCTGCGCCGCCATCAGTTCTAAGAAACAAGCTACCTACTGGAGCCGCTTGTACACCTTCTGGTGAACCAAGTCCTACCAATATTTTTACCCCATTAAAGGTAATAGTGCCAGCAATAGCTGAAAAGCCAATACCAGGGATACGGAAATTGTTGATGGAGTTATTGCCAATAGTTGCTTCGTTAGAAGTTGTTGCGCTTGTAGCTTGAACATTGTCACCAATACCAATTACGTTTGTGCCAGTAGTTGTTACAGATAGCGCGGCGTTACCAATAGCGGTGTTTCTATCGTTTGTGGCTGCCAAAAGTGCCGATGCGCCAACCGCCACGTTTGCAACGCCGCTAATCATCGCAAACGAACTATTTGCGCCGACTGAAACGTTATCGACACCCGTAGTTGCATAAATTAACGCTGATTGGCCGACTGCCGTATTTGTGTTGCCCGTTGTGTTGCTTGCAAGTGCGGAGCGACCTACGGCAGCATTAGAAGTCCCGGTTGTATTGTCCTCTAAACAATTTCGACCAATCGCCACGTTCCCATCGCCTGTATTTACGCCGGGTGCTACACTTTTTCCCATTGCGTCTGTGCCAATGGCAACGTTTTCACTGCCTGTGGTGTTTCGCTGCAATGCACTGCGGCCAATAGCTACGTTGATGTTTCCTGTTGTATTACCACTTAAGGCAGCGGTTCCAAGGGCTACGTTTTCAAATCCAACCGTGTTGTTTGTTAACGCAAACCTACCAAAAGCCGTGTTTTGACCTGCTGTTGTGTTGTTTGCTAACGCACCAATACCAAACGCAGTATTTCCATTACCAGTGCTATTTGCGGCAAGCGCGTTAAACCCAAAGGCAGTGTTTTTTTCGCCCGTTGTAAGTGCATCAAAAACATTTTCACCTATGCCGACGTTTTCTACACCAACTGACCCTTGGATCATCGTGTATGTGACTTTTGTAAGTGCCATTTTTAATCCTTATGCGGCTAAATAAGTACCGCTAAAAGCAATTAGGTAAGTGGACATATTTGCATTAGTTCTGTTGTTTGTAGTTTCTGGTTGAGCCAAGTAAAAAGTTGCTGTTCCTGAAGCCACGTTTCCAACTATGCTTAATGAAGCATTGTTTACCGCAGGGAAAAAACCATTACTGCTTGCTTTGGCGGTAAACGGCAACCCGCCTATCTGTGCCGCAGAAGCATCGGCTGTTGCGGGAAATGTCACAACGCCAGTAACAAAAACAGTGTTGCCAACTTTTGTGTAGTTGGTGTTGCTAGTCGTAAACGTCAAACCAGCGCCACTTGCGTCAGTAGGCGTCCAAGTCCCTTCCTCATAGTCATCCAACAACTCGCTTGTCATCCCCGCAGCACTTGGGTCAGCAGAGAAGTCGATGCCTTTGCCTGCTGTGCCGATGACGAGATTGCCTGTGGTAACTTTTACGTTTTGGCTAGTGTCAATTGATACAGCCTCTACACTTCCCGTGTATAACTTAAGAGTTGCTGCACCTGTTGTGCCTAGTCCAAGGGGAGTTGTAGATAGCGTATAGCCTTCAGTTTGTCCCCCTGCAAAAGCTGTGCCTTGACCTAATCTAAATCCGCTTGCAGTCAAAGTTTCGCTAGAACCTGTTAGCGCAGCACTTAACATTGAAACCGCACGACCCGCAGTTAAGTTTGCAACAGACACTTGTTTTGTTACGCCGCTTTGCACAACGGGCAATACTTCCGTACCCGCAAGTGGTGTAGTGCTTGCTGTTAACTGAGATATTTTTTTATCAGCCATTTTAACCAACCTTTGAAATAGTTGCCCAATTCGTAAAAATTGCGGCTGCTTTAGACACTTCTATGCTTACGAAAACATTGCCGACGCCGCCGCCAGTTCGACCAACAGTATCAGATGTCCAAGTAACTCCGCCAGCAGATACGTCTAAAATTTTGGTTGCGGATTCAACAAACGTACCTTGTACAGTTTCATACCAATAGCTTGATCGCATTGCATAGTTTGATGAATTTACATAACCGCCTCTTGTTACTAAGTAAACGCCCGTTACTTCGTAATCATAAGCGTAAGAAAAAAGCGACGGTGATCCACCAGGCCCGGTTACCTCAGTTTGTCTATTAACTTCTAAAAGATTAGTTGCAGCGCCCGTAGCGTTTAAAACATTGTTTGGAATTCCTGCTATTTGCGATCCGTTTTGAAAAACGTAACCTGGCAAAAATTGCGGCGTAATGCTTGAATCGCTACCAATCATTATTTTAGGATTTGCGGTCAACACCATTGAATACGGAGTTGGAAATTCGCAGCCATAAAATTCTGATGATGCGTTAGCATTGTTAAGGCTGACCGTACAAGATTCTTGTATGCAACCAAAAAATTTGTTTGAGTTGTTGTCTAAACCAGAAAGACCCGTATTAGCTATTCTTATCGCAGTCGGTGAAGAACTAGGTGATGTACCGGTTAAGATGCCTTCCATGTGAACGCCAACAAATACGTTGGTTGAACCGTCATCAATTTGGATGCCTGTGTTTGTAACTTGACCAATTCTGATGCCTTGAAAAAAGTTTCGTGTATTGCTACCAGAATGACCAGACATACCTTGAAAATATATACCACGCAAACATGAGTAAATATGTATGTTTGAAAAATTGTTATACCAACAACCACTATCTACGCCAAGAACAGGTACGCCAGATAAAAATACAATACCATTAAAAAACCCGTTAATAAACAAATCGTTAACAACGTTAAAAGTTTGATAAACGACGGTAGCGTTAGTTGTTACATTTTCGGGAACAAGACCTAAAGCGGTACAACTTGTTTTTCCGTTTGCGTTAAAAGTAAATCCATCAATTCTGCAATTGTTATCGCTTAGGCGCACAAGATACATATTGTTGCTACCTGCGCTTAAAATTGTAGACCTGCCTTCGCCTTTTAAATAAACACGTTCTGTTTCTTGATAGACTTGCGTAAACGGAATAAGAATTCCGTTTTTAGTTCCATCTGCACCCGCAACACCTTCAAGCAAATAGTTTCCTGCGGGAAAGTTAACAACACCGCCTCCTGCTGCTTTGACCGCAGCAATAGCATCTGCAACCGCAGCAGTATCATCCGTCACCCCATCACCGACAGCACCAAAGTCCATGACCGATACTGTCTCACGCAATTTAGCTTGGACTGTGCGGGCTACTGCCCCGCTACCAGACTGGATATGCCCAACGAGTGACGTACCTGAAGACGCTGCAAGATCGTTTACAACTTCTTCAAATGCGCTTTGCGCATCAGTCGCCCCAATCCAACTATATGGGGTTACTCCTACCTGCGATGCAGTAACTTGGTCTACTAGATCGTTAATCGCCGCAGCATTTATACGCAATTCAATCCGGGCACCTATACCAAACGAGTTTGCTGTTGACCCATCTTGCGCACGTACGATCGTCATGTTGTCGCCGGAGCGCACTGTGACTTTTACAATCTCTTGGGTGCCCTGCGAAGATTCAAGCGTAGCGTAGAAATAATCCGAAGCACCAAGTGTAGGGAACTGTGCGCCTGTACCTGTAGCAACAGTCATCCCAACGTCGGACGCGCTAATCGCCGCAGCAAGCGTAGACGAAACATTATTTTTTAATTGGATTCCCATATCATATCCTTATAGCAACAAGAAATCGCCGGCAGCGAGAAAGACGTTCTCGACAGTCACCCGCAATTCTGCCCGACTATTTGGTAGGAAGGTCAACGCCACAGTGCCAATCTGACCGCGTACAATTGTCATAACATTATCGGCTCGGGCTGTAACCTTTACAATTTCAAAAGTACCGCTTGTGTTTATAAGAGTAAGATAGAAAAATTCACCCGCACCTAAGACAGGGAACTTTGCGCCATCGCCAGCCGTTATGGTTAGGGATGTGTCCGTGCTCTGTACCCCCGAAGGGATAAGCGAGAAAGCATTGTTTGTAAGTTGCACAGCCATATCAGGCTCCGAAAGGTTGCATCCGCGCGCGCATCGCACCACGCATATTACCGAGATTGGCACGTGCTCGGCGCTCAGACGTCTGGAATACATACTGCTTGGCATGGTAGGCAGCGAGTTCCCGATCCGACCAGCTTGCATTAGGTAACACTAAAAGATGTTGGAGAGTGCCGTGCATGATGACTTCTTCAAGCTCATCAAACATAACCTCATCCATCCCAGAAGCCGAACGCTTAGGCTTGAGTGCCACGAACATCCGCATCTGATAAATCTTTTCATTATCTGGTAACGGTAGAATAATGTATTTGTCAGGGCTAATCTGGCAGATCGACTGTGGAGTACTCCCATCCGCAACAACGGAATCTGGAAGTACAAATTCACCGCCTTCGTTAAACTGTACTTCGTTAAACTCGGGCGTATTAAACGTGCCGAGCGGAGGCGTTAAGCTCCACAGTACAGAAGGATCTTGCCCACTGTATAAGTCAGCCCACTGTGGGTAGAGCTCAATAGCTTTCTCTAGCGTCAAGCGCTCAAGCGGGCTCTTGTTTACTACAGCTTCAAACACTGCATGAACATCAGTCGCGATTGGTTTGTTGTATAAATACTCGTGCACCCCGGGCGACAGATTAAACAACGGCACTTGGTAGCGCCAAGCTAGTGTGCGCTCGCACGTACGAATCGCCGTATCACGGATGTATTGCACAATGGTCGCGTGTGGGCACCCAAGCACGGAGGCCTGTATACGGGGCACAAGCGAGGCGAAGGTGCGGTCTGCCATCAGATTACCTCTTTAGGATCTAAACCCGCTGAGGGCGTATCCGTGAGTGTGCGCGACTGGAGGCTTACCCCTAGCGCTTGTACAAACGAATCTTGGAATAGCTTAGCGCGCCCTGAGCTTACGTGTTCGTTATCAATAGACTCGGCCAAGAACACCGTCCCATCAATGACAGCGGGGAAGTACGTGTCCGTGGGGAACGTAACCTCTTGGTTCAGTGTGTAGTCCGGTGGGGTCTGAGCGTACTCACCCACAAGCACGACACCGGCTGCGGGAGCCGGGTATACAAAGAAGCGGTTGGGGTTGCGCACATGACGCATAAAGTTCACAGGCTGGCCGGGGGTTTCATTTAGCCATCCGGGTACAGTGCGATCCAGCGTACTACGGTTAACCTCGGTCACGGCATTGCCGTTCTTGACCTGAAAGATTTCGATTAACCGCGTAGAGTCTGCGGGGCAGTTTTGCAACACCGTCCCTGTCGCCGTTGTGAAGTCACTGATTACGGCAAATAAATCAGGGCGAAGCATCACCATCCGCTTGAGAGTCTGGTTCACAAACCCTAGAAGCACGGCATCGCTGTAGCGATACGGCTCACGCGTATCCTGTATGGTACGGCGTACTTCAGTGATGACTTCGGATGGTGTCATTATGGCATCCCACGACTGGCGTCAGCGGCCAGTTCTGGTGCAGTATACGCCGGCCGCTCGGGAATGTCATCAGTTGATAGATTAAGCGCACCTTTACGTCCCTTACGCGCAACTTGCATTTTGGGGGGGATGACACGCTCTATAACATGAGCTGGGACAAAACGCTCAGGATAAGCGACTTCTTCTGCAATTACTTCGCACTCTGGGTTCTTCGCAAGGATCTCGTTGAACTCATAGATGAAGCCATCTTTCTTAACGCGGATGTACATTTTGCTCATTTACTTTTCCTTTTACCGGAGGGAGTTACAGGCCATGACTGTCGAGCCGGCCCAGTTTTCTTGCTTGTAATCGACTGCTTCTCACTGGAGGACATCTTCTTTGCAGCAGCTTCGGGGCGACACGCAGGATAGCCGCGCTTGGATTTCTCCTCGCCGGAGCGACCGCAGGGTTTGCCGGTCTTAACATCGACCCACTTCTCCCCGAACCATTTGCCTAAGCCGCCCTTGCTCATTTCTTTACTCGGTTATCAGCACCCGACCATGAACCGCCGCGGGCTTTGTAAGTCTTAGCTGCCCAAGCATTGGCGTAGGCAGAAGGGTACACATCAAACTTCTTTTTAGCCTCTGACTTCACACGACTCCAGAGAGCAGGGTTGTTTGGTTTGGACTCGGCCATGTTAGCACTTCCACGCCCGAAGGCTTTTGTTGATGCGACTATCAGGATCGTTGGCTGTCTTCTTGGAAGTCAGCTTCTTTTTCATCCCTTCCATTCTTGCACAAAATGATTTCTTACGTGGGCCGCCTTCAGGTTGCGGAGCTTTAAGTCCGGGTTTACCCGGATTGGCTTTGTTGTAAGAAGCGCGCCCTGCGGCGTTAAGCCCACCTTTGGGATCTTTTCCTTCCTTACGAGTCCACGCTGGAGTCTTAGCCATTATGCAATCCTCTGTGCAACAACGATTGCTGGTGGGGTTGCAGGGATCGCGGGGGTCACGCCGGGGCTGGCGACGACAGGAGCGCGGTAATGCAACGTCACAGCGACGTTCTCAGGATACCAGTAAATCTCAATGTACTGCCCAGCGGTGACGGTTTCAAAAATTTCATACGCAAGTAGATAAGTACCGCCATCGCCGATTTTAGGTACGGCTACGCGCCCATTAGAGTTGGCGATGTTAGTACCGTTTTTGGAAAACCAAATATCAACGAACCTGTCAGTAGCACTAGAGTTATTAAATTGTAGGCTTGCGTTAATCCGGTACGTGCCCGCAACGGTAAACGTGATGCGAGAGTTACTTGCAACCGTGATACCCGCACCAGCCACCGCAGCCGTGGCAATTTCAACCGCAGTTGCCGCAGTCGTACTACCAGTCTGGTCTGCTGTATCTGCGTCATAGAACGAGGCATACGCAAGACCCGTGATCGTGTTGAATGGCACCTTGCCGCTCAGGATGTCGATGTTGGTTACGTTGACTTCGCCCGTGCCCTTGGGCGTGATGTTGATGTCGATGTTAGTATCGGTACCATCTGCCCCCAACGTATTACCGTTAAGGTTCACCCCCGCCGCAGCCGCGCTGGTCGCCAATGTAGCAGATTCTACTAGCGTCATACCAGAGAACGAACCGCTAAACACTACTCCTGATACCGTACCGCCTGTAATAGCGACAGCCCCAGAGTTCTGGGTTGCCATTGTCCCGAGGCCGAGTGCAGTGCGCGCTTGCGACTGATCCGAGAACGTAACCTTAGAAATGACAACCGAGCCTGTACCGTTTGGCGTGAAGTTCAGATTACCGTTGGTGTCGATTGAACTGACGGTGTTACCATCGAACCGGATGTTGTCTACAGAAGCAGACACGGTACCAACCTTAAGCGCCGTAGCTACACCCGTGCCGCTGTAGACTGTTTTCTCAGTTGCAGTCGGGCCATCGTCTACGTGTAGAAGCTGGTCGTAGGTCGAAGCAATCGTGCTGCCAGTTAGGTTAGTTGCCATATCAGGCTCTCTGAATCATCACTTCAATTGTTGTTCCCACAGGTGGGGCCTCGGAAAACGTCAGAGTTGTGCCGCTTACACCGTATGTATTTTTCTGCTGGTAAACCCCGTTGATAAACACCTGTGTGTTGTTTTCGTTGCCGGGGTCGTAGGTTAATGTAAAAGCAACTGTGCTTCCGTTACCACTGAAATTTTGTACACGTTGAATACCTGCAAGATCAATTGCCAAACCCTTGGCAAGTTCTTGTCGTGTGATTGCTTTCGTCTCATCGGCGGTTGCGTCAAAGATAACAATTTTGTCATCCGTCGCAGATTGTGCGCCAGTCAGTACGGTCAGTGCGGGAATACGCTTGGCGGCCATTCTTTTCTCCAATGGATAGGGAGCCGAAGCCCCCTACCAGTTTACATTACGACGCCACAAGTGGTACAGAATACCACTGCGTAGCTGACGAAGCGACCAACATTGTACTAGTGAGGTTAGTAATGCTGTAACTACCGTTGGCGGCTACAGCGTTAATAGCACCGCCAGTAGCTGGGTAAATTAACAACGCACCAGCAGCGGTGTTCTTTACGATCACAACTGCACCAGCAACTGCTGTAGGAAGACGCACACCTTTAGTACCGTCTGCCGCCGAAACGACATTCAGCCCCTCGGACAATGCGGCTGCATTACCTTGGTTAGCACCTGCGGCAGCAACTGCTGCAACAGGAAGACGAACCGAACCAGTAACGCCACCAGAAGCAGTCAATGCACCGGTCACAGTAAGCGTCTGCAAAACTGCTTTGCCGCTATTGATCGTTACATTGTCTTGGGCAATACCTGTATAGACACCCATAATATTCTCCTTGAGAAACGGGGGCTAGTGCCCCCGCGGGTTAGCTGACGTTAGCAACAATCGCGAACGCTTTCACGACGCAGTTGGTGGGGGCGGCAGTATTCAGAAGAATATCAATCGTGTCAGCCGAAGTAACAGCCGTTGGGTTGGCAAGTGCCTCGATACCATAAGCCAAAGCGTTTGAAGCTAAGTCATTTGCATAAGCATTAGCAGCAGCAGGAGAGCCGCCAGTAAAGCCTAGATCAAACGTAGCTGTCGTGTTAACTGTTTCTGCGGAAATAACTCGCAGACCAGCAGTCAAAACAACAGACCCAGCGGGCAACGCAATAACTTGTAATGTATCAGCCGCAGCCAAAGCTGTAGCACCGGAAGCAAGACGCGCAGCAACAATCGCAGCAAAATCCAACTCAACCTCAAACTTCGAGACTTCGGTTGTATTTGCTGGGAAGGCAGCAGTGCCCTTGTTAAAACCTAAAGTATCAGTATAAGCAGCCATTTTAATTTCCTTTAAATGTGGTCGCGAAGGGGGCCGAAGCCCCCGTCATTTAGAAGCTGACAACAGCCTGAGCCAGAGCTTCGCCTTTGACAACCTTGTAACCGTAGACCTGCAAGCCACGGATGATGTTGCCGAAGGTGGACTCGGAGCGAATAGTTTCCATGTTTGTCATCTGTGAAGCAAACGTGAAGCCCATCTTGTGGCCAGCAACGATGCTGTATTTGCCAGATGAAACATTCAGGTTATGACTCACGTAGATGGTGAAACGATCAACCATACCGAGGCGGCCGTTGCGAACGATAGACATACTGTCACCGGTCAGCGAAGCATCCTTGAGCTCGGACTTCTTAATCAAACCAGCCATCTTGGCGGGGATAACTACGAAGCGATTACCTTCAGGAGCGTTAGCCTCATCCAACACTGTGCCGAGGTCAACCAAAAGGTCAACAACGGAAGTGGTGCTTGATGCGCCATCCTTAGTAACAGTCAGCGGAGCGCCGGTTGTACCGAGGTTAAACGACAAAGTCTGCTCGCCAGCGGTTGCGCCCTTGTTAAAGGCACTGATACCGGGGAGGATGTCGGTCAACACGCGCTGGTCGATCTTGATCTTCATACGCTCGGAAGCGTCCTTTGACCATGTATCCATCAGGTTAATGTCGGACTGAACCTTATCCACATCGTCTTCCACGCAAGCGAAGTATTCGCCCTTGTCGATCACGAGTTGGATCTTTGGCTTGTCTGGGTTTTCTACGGTCAGGCTTTGGCCTTTCACGTAGTCACGGATTGTGATTTCTGGTGTAGTACGGATATTAACCGTGTCACCATACTGGCGAATCTCGCCTTCGTAGTCAGTGTTCGAGATTGCTGCGAGCACGGTGGCATCGTAGAAGTTCTCGATCAGTTTGCCTGACCAGATTTCGGGGATAAAGTTGCCGCTATAATTTGGGCGGCCGGGGGAGACGGGAAAAGACATGATGTAAATCCTCTAATTACGCGTTAACTTGGATGCGATTCTCACGCTGTGCAGCGAAGATGTCGCGTTCAATTCGATTTCGCTCTTGCTCGCGGCCTTTGAAACGTCCTGCTCGAACATCGTCAAAGAACTTTTCGATGTCTTGCGGGCTGTATATCTTAGCCTTGTTTGGATTGGCGGGTGCTCCGGTGCCTCTTGAACGACCGGGGGAAACCTGTCTCTCCAACTCTGATTGGGAGTTCGATCCTGTGGATTGAGCAACGGTAGCTTGACCAGTATTCTCAAGCCAAGTACGGAAGAAGTTGGCGACTCGGCGCGCATCAAGCCCGCGTTGTGCGTCATCAAGATATGTCTGGCGGGTTATGCCAGTCAGTGGATCGGCCTCCAGCAACCATGATTGAAATGACTCATTACCGTTAATCTCACGGTAATTAGGAATCACGGATGCAAGGTCGGCCCAGAACTGCTGCTCGGATGATAACTGCTGGCGGTGCGCAACGGCTTGCATTTGCGGCACAACCTGTGTTTGCATCTGCTGCAACATCTGCTCAATATGTCCGAGGCGTTGGGCAACGGGGATTAACTCCTCGCGCGACACCCGGCGCATCACATCAAGCGACTCTCCATACTCCTCAACGTCACGCTCGGAAACAAGTTTCTCTGCCTGAGTAGGTTGTGAAGTGGAAGCCGACTGCTGTGCTGAGAGCGAAGCAAGCAACTGTTCCATACTCTGTACGCGCTGTTGCATCTCACGGTTCTGCTGGTGCAGACGGGGAACTTCAGCGTTATACATACCTTGTAATGTCCGATACTTCTGGACGATAGTTTCTTCTGGCGTATTGTCATCACCCGACTTCTGCTCACTCGTGGGTGACGGAGCCGCAGTATTCGCGTCAGCGGTCTCGTCGGCGTAAGAAGAAGTATTAGCGTTTTCAACGGGCGGAACGGTACCATCGGCCTCACCTGACGGTGTGCCTGTGTTGTCGTCCGTGTTGAGTTGCTTATACAACTCTTGAACTGCCGCGGTCTGTTTGCGAATTTGCTCTGGAAGTGCCATGTTGAACGCTCCTAACGGTGTGCGTGATTAGACGGCGAATTACATTATAACTTTGCCGCTACGGCAGGGGTTTCTTTAGCGAACTCAATGAGCTCGACTAACATCTGGCAGCGCCCCTGAAACAGTGCCGGATTATCTATTGCGTAGGGTAGCCGCTTGAGTTCATGCACGAGTAGACCATCAAGCCACTCCAGAAGTTCTGGGTGTTGACGAACTGACATTGCCAGTCCTTTGATGATCCGTGGCTCGGGCTTAATCATGCTGCCATCCCACTAACTCTACTACTGACCGTATTA